CAGATTCAAGTTCAGCAAGAACCTCAACAGTCCTATCAACCTCAGCAAAATGTCGAGGAATTGGCTACTCAGATCGCTAATCAGCGTCTCCAGGAGCAGACTTTTCTTAATAAGATGAATGAGATTGAGAGAAACGCAAAAGAGGAGTTTGGTCAGGATTATGACCGGGCAGTTCAAAATTTACAGTTGGCAGGGGTTGGAGGGAATGATTTTCTCCATGCTTTGGCAGAAGTTCCAAATCCTGAGAAAGTAATTACTTGGCTAGGAAAGTCCGAAAACGTCAATGACGCTATCAGGATTGCTAGTTTAAGTCCTATGCAACTCGGTATTGAGTTGACAAAGTTATCAACCAGGGCAGCTAAAGAGTTGTCCAAGCAAAAGTCTAGTGCTCCTGCTCCAGTTGGTGAAGTTACAGGCGGTTCGTCTGGACGGACTACTGGAGGCGCAGAACCTTCGATCAACGATACCGAGGCTTGGATTGCTTGGAGAAGGCAAACTGCTAGAAAAAAGCGTTGATTAGTTGATAAGTTAAAAAAAACGCATTAGAATCGGGTACAGGCAGAAACTAGCCGTAAATAGTTGTGTTGGGCCGTTAAAGATAGTCTCCATAGGCCAGGGGAAATTAGGAGTTTGTCGCAAGACAGACAATTCATTTCTTTTTGTTCATAAGGAGGTAGTTCAACATGACTACTAATTCACTTCTGACGATAAATATGATCACAAATGAAGCTGTGAGATTATTTACTCAGTCTAATGCGTTTCTACGCACTGTAAGCCGTCAATATGACGATCAGTTTGCTCGTACAGGAGCAAAAATTGGTTCAACTCTGCGTGTTCGTTTACCTAACGATTACACAGTAACAACTGGCCCTGCAATTACTCCTCAAGGTACTAATGAGCAAAACACATCTTTGACTGTGGCAACACAAGCAAACGTGCCTGTTTCTTTCGGTACTGCTGAGAAAACAATGCAATTGGATGACTTCTCTGAGCGTATTCTTGCTCCTGCGGTTAACCGTTTGGCAGCTTACGTTGCAGCAGACTTGATGAACGTAGCATCACAATCAGCCAACATCACACCAAACTTGAGCGGTTCTACCCTCTCTAGTCCAAATGCGACAACATGGTTGACTGCCGGTTCTGCTCTTGATCAAAACTTGTCACCAAGAATGGATCGTAAGATTATTCTTGATCCAGTTACTCAAGCTCGTACAGTTGGCTCTTTAGCCGGTTTGTTCAATCCTCAAGTCAAAATTGCTGAGAACTATGAAACTGGTGTTATCACTAGAGATACTCTCGGATTCGACTGGATGTATGATCAAACTACTCTGGTTCACACAGTAGGTTCGTTCTCTGCCGGTACTGTTAACGGTGCAAGCCAAACAGGTACAACTCTGACAGTTAACGCAATCACAGGTACATTGAACCAAGGTGACATTATCACTATTGCCGGTGTATATGCAATCAACCGTTTGACAGGTAACTCACAAGGTCAACTACGTCAATTCGTTGTTACTGCAAACGTTAACTCTGGTGCTACAAGCATACCAATCTATCCTGCTATTACTCCTGCTCCCGCAGCGTTTAATACAGTAACTGCATCTCCTGCTAACTCAGCAGCGATCAGTTTGGTAATGCCTGCATCATCTAGCTATCGTCAAAACATTGCATACTTCCCAGAGGCTTTCACATTGGCAACTGCTGATTTGGAAATGCCTACTGCCGGTGTTGTGCAAGCTGCACGTGCTCAGTTTGATGGCATCTCCTTGCGTATGATTGAGGCTTATGATGTAATGTCTGACTCCTTGATTACTCGTATGGATATTTTGTACGGCTACGCAGCGATTCGTCCTGAGTGGTCATGTATTGTTCCTGACATTGTCTAATGGCAATTGAGCAATACTACAGGGGTAAGTTGGTTACTCCTGTGTACACTTTCGTAGAGTTTCCTAAGTGGGTCACAGACTCACTTGGGAAGCAACATCTTGTTCAGAATCCTGAAGAAGAAGCACAAGTTTTAACCGTTCCAGAGCAAAAAGAAATTAAGAGGGGCAGACCAAAAAATGACTCAACCGCTGCCGACAACTCCCTCTGATCTAATCACTCAAGCGTTAAAAATAGCAAACGTCATTGGTGTTGGTCAGACTCCCAACGCAACCGACATTAATGATTGTTTCAACCAATTAAACATGATGCTTGCCCAATGGCAACGCAGACGCTACATGGTGTATAACCTGGTAACGACTTCTAAAGTTGCTACAGGACAAATCTCATACACAATCGGAACTGGTGGTGATTTCAACATTACTCGTCCAGTCAAACTAGAATCAGCGTTTTTTAGGATGCAATCTGGTAGTCCTTTGCCTGTTGACTATCCTTTGGAAGTCTTAAGGGCTAATGAGGATTACAACCGCATATCTATTAAGAAATTAAACGCTTTTCCTCAGTATATTTACTACAACACAGGTTACCCACTCGGTACTATTTACGTTTGGCCTGTACCTAATAATCAGTATGAGATATTCTTGACTGTGATGACACAGTTGGAGGCTTTTCAGACGATTACGGATACTGTAACTATGCCTCCAGAGTATCTTTCAGCGATGCAATGGAACTTAGCTCGAATTATCTGTGTTATTTATGGTTTACCGATTACTCCAGAACTCACAGGATATGCAGAGGCATCCATGAGAGCGATTGAGGAAGTCAATTCACAAATTCCACTTCTCCACATGCCTGTGGCACTCAGAGGAAAGTCTGGTGCTTACAATATTTATGGAGATTTCTATGTTGGTAGTGCCGGATAATGGGAAAAGCAGCACTAACTAATGGTGCATACCAGACCAAAAGCATTATTGCAGGGGCGCAAAGATGTATTAATTTATACATGGAGCAAAACCCTGAAGGAGTGGTGTTTCCTTTTACGCACTACCCTACACCTGGTCTAACAAAGATAGGACAAGTTGCTCAAACATCTTGGAGGGGGCTTTACTATGCAAGTAATAATCAACTTTATGGTGTTTGTGGCAACACTTTTTACAGTATTTCTACTGATTGGATTCTTACTCCTATTGGCAATCTCGCAAGTTCCCTTGGGCCTGTTTCGATGGTTGACAATCAAGTTGATTTGTTGATTGTTGACGGAACAAGCGCAGGATACGACTACAACATTACGACCAATACGTTCTCGGTTATCAATCAACCAGGCTTTTACGGATCAAACCAAGTTAATTATGTGGATGGTTACTTTGTTTGTAATTATCCAGGGACTAGAGAATGGTACATTTCCCTGATTAATACGGCACAGTTTGACCCACTTAACTACGCTTCAAAGTCTGGTTCACCTGATAATTTGGTGGGCATAGGTATATCAAGACGTTATATATACTTACTGGGTGAATTTACCTCTGAAGTTTGGTTTAATGCAGGAAATACTGCTTTTCCTTTTCAAATCTTGCCAGGTTCGTTTATTCAATATGGGTGCGCTGCGACTAACTCTATTGCTCAAATGGACGGTGAGGTGTACTGGTTGGCTCAAAGTCCACAGGGTCAGGCTTATGTTTGCCGTAGTCAAAACTTTGGTGCGGTTCAGATTTCTACCTTTGCAATGGATCAAGAGATTCAGACTTACTCTAAGTTATCCGATGCTATTGCATACACTTATGAGTTAAATGGACATTTCTTTTATGTATTGACGTTCCCACAAGCTAATAAAACTTGGGTTTTTGATTTGTCTAACAATCAATGGAACGAGTGGTTATGGACGGACAATGATGGTGATTTTAATAGGCATAGGAGCAATTGTTTTGCGTTTGCTAATGGCAATCTTGTCGTAGGAGACTGGGAAAACGGCAATTTGTACGTTTTAGACCAAAACAATTATTCTGATTTTGGTGGGCCAATTGTTCGGATTAGAAGTTTTTATCATACCGAAGATGATGACTCTAACCGTTTGAGATACAAACATTTTATTGCTGAGATGGAATCAGGTAACGCACCGGCAACGGTTTATTTATCCTGGTCGGATGATCGGGGTAGGACTTTTGGTAATCCAGTTGGACAAACAATGGGCACAACTGGACAGTATTTAACCTCGATTTCTTGGTGGCGGTTGGGAATGGCTAGAGATAGAGTATTTCAACTCCAATGGTCAGACCCTGTTAAAACTGCGCTGAATGGTGCGTTTGTTGACGTAGAGCAAAACAGAAAATGAGTAATCTATCCTCAAACTTACCACATCTAGGAGTACCGTTCCTCAACGCTGATGGATCGGTAAATCAGACGTGGTTAATGTTTTTGGTTCAGGTTTATCAAAGAACTGGAGGGCCAGACACACCTCCACTTAGCTTAACTCAGATTCAAAGTCAAGGTCTTTACAATTTAACAATTCAGAATCAAAATGGTTTTTCAGGTACTGTAACTTACGGTGAAAATGCGACAATGACGTTGGATACAACGGTTGCAGGAATTATTTACGGAAGCGGTGGATCGTTAAAACCTGTGACTATTGGAACAAATTTAACTTTTACTGGTGGAACGCTAAACGCAACTGGTGGGGGTAGTTCTCCGTCAAGTTTGGCTTTCTCCGCAAGGCATGGATAATTATGATAAGACTTGATACAGTAAATAGATCACTACAACTCTACTTAGGGGGCGCAACAACGACCAACCCTTTGCAGATTGTTGTCTGCTATTCTGATCAAACGTCTACATCTTATTTAGGCGCAACTCAGTTATCCAACTCTAACGGAACAACTGCGGTAACAATTTGCTCTGCTCCTGCTGTTAGTACAACAAGAGATATTGATATGTTGTCGGTTTTAAACACCGATACAGTCGCAGCGAACGTCACCATTCAGGTGATGGACACTTCTACACCTTACCAGTTAATTTATGTACAACTCAGCGCACAAGATAAGTTAACTTATACGCATGGTAGTGGTTGGCAGATAGTTACTGGTCAAGGTAACGTCAAATATTCAGTACAGTCGGTTCCTGGGGTTACTTCTTTTAACTCTAGGACTGGAGTGGTAACGCTTACGTCTAGCGATGTAACTACCGCATTGACTTATACTCCTGCGCCCCAAACTTCCGGCACATCTTTACTTTACGGCAATGGATCGGGTGGTTTCTCAAATGTAACGATTGGTACTGGAGTGACTTTCTCGGGGGGAACACTCTCAGCTACAGGCACAGGAACGGTTACAAGCGTAGGTTTGTCATTACCATCAATCTTTACTGTTAGCGGTTCACCTGTAACTGGTTCAGGCACTTTAACGGCTACTTTAGCAAGTGAAACGGCTAATACGGTGTTCGCTGCACCAAACGGATCGTCTGGAACTCCCACATT